ACAAATTAGAAAACTTCAAAATATCAAGATATCCGCATTTAAATGATGTCATCAATTATGAATTGGCATATCAAACACCACCAAAAGAAAAACTTGTCGTTGCTGTTTACCCTACTGGTTTTTTAGATCAAACAGGACAGAGAAGATCTAACAGTACCTATGCGTCATTTTCTACTGCAGTTACACAAGCTCCACATAATCTTCTAATAAAAGCATTAAAGGACACAGCTAACGGTAAATTTTTTACAGTTGTTGAAAGAGTTGGATTAGATAACCTTACGAAAGAAAGACAAATCATAAGAAGTTCCAGACAAGATTTTAAAGACGAACAAAAACTTAAACCATTGTTGTTTGCAGGTATGTTGTTTGAAGGGGCAATTGTAGGCTATGAGTCAAATGTCAGATCAGGCGGTAACGGGGCTAGATTGCTCGGAATTGGTATAAGTAGGCAATATAGGCAAGATACAGTTACTTTGAGCTTACGGCTCGTTTCTGTGCTTTCTGGACGTATATTATTACAGGTGACAACTACAAAAACGATTTTGAGTCATGGGCAAACAGGTGATGTGTTTAGATTCGTCAAAAATGATACAGAATTAGTTGAAATTGAAGGTGGAAATGTGGAAAATGAATCTGTAACTATTGCATTGCAATCCGCCATAGAATTTGCGGTTCTCAAGATTATAGAGAAGGGAGCTAAAAAAAATCTTTGGAGTTTTAAACAGGATGATTAGAGCAATAGTTTTTCTTTTTTCTTTTTCTTTGTTTGCAGTTGATAACGAAGTTTCAATAGATCAATTAGGTGGCACATTAAACTTAGATATAGAGCAATTGGGTTCTGGTAACTTAATTGGTGGACAATCTGCGACGGCAGGTTCTATGACCCCTTTAGATTTAGATGGAAATACTATGACCATTGACATCAACCAAATAGGTGACAGCAACCTATTTAAAGGGGATATTACGTCAGATTCTTTTACAGGATTCTTTGAGTTTGATGGCGATAGCAATGTATTTGATATACAGGTTGATCCGACCAATACCTATGGAGCAGATACATCTAACTTAAATATTGATGTGACAGGTAACCTAAATGATATGTCATTAGACCAAGCAACAGTAGCAATGGCATCAACTTTAGACCTAGATTGGATAATACAGGGAGATAGCAATACCATTGATGTGGATATTGACGTTGATCTTGCCACTAACTACATGGATATAGATGGCGATTCCAATGCAATCAATTACAATGGTGACGGTTATCAAGGTGGATATTTCTATTTAGACCACACAGGCAACTCAAGAACTTTAAATGTTACACAAGCAAGTACATTGGACAACGATTGGCTCAGGGTTATTTCTAGCGGCGATAATGGTACTTTCTGTATCATCCAAAACGATCAAGGCACAGCCACAAGTTGCTGATATTGGTTCTGTAGAAGAAGTTTCTGGTTTTGCACAGATAGAAAGAGAAAAACCCTATGAGGTCATAACTGACTTTGGCATACAATCTTATGACAAAGCACAGACTGAATCAGGTCGTATGGGTATTCGTTTTGTTGACGATACCACTATCAAAATTACAGAGCATTCAGAGGTTATTATTGATGAGTTTGTCTTTGACCCAAACCCAGACAATTCTAAACTTGCCCTTAATTTTGTAAAAGGTACAGCAAGATTCACAACAGGTTTATTAGGTTCGGTTCCCAAAAAAAATATGGTTCTCAGGACGAATAGTGCGACTGTCGGAATCAGGGGTACAGATTTCACAGTCACAGTAGAGGCAGACACAGGAGAAAGTTTATTTATTCTTTTGCCAAACCCTGATGGAACATCATCAGGAGAAATAGTAGTCACAACAGCATTGGGAGAGGTAATTCTTAACAAGCCATATCAGGCAACGACAACAACAACATTTGAAAGCCCACCATCTGACCCTGTAATTTTAGATTTGTCATTAGACTTTATTGACAATATGTTGATTGTTTCCCCACCCAAAAGAAAAGAAAGTGAAGAGGAAGCTATTGACTCACGCCAAAGCGACATATTAGATTTTGATGAACTTGAATATGACGCATTAGCAGAAGATGAGCTTGAGGGAGAAGAACTAGAATTTACTGAGCTAGATTATGATGCTTTGAATGTAAATTTCCTTGAGGATTTGCTAGATATTATCAACGAATTAGATGCCATAGAAGAGGAAGATGAAATAAGACAAGTTGCTACAGCAATAGACATAAAAGGCACAGCAGTAGGGCAGGATAGCAGTACTCAAATTACTACTGTTGTTTCTGGTCAATCAATAAGCATGAAAAGAGAAGTAAGTTCAAATGCCAACATTACTATTGATGGCAACAATTCTTATACTGTTATTTTAGAACAAGATGGGGTAGCCAATCAGGTTAAGGTCAATGGTGGAAGTGCGTCTACGATTGTTATTAGACAAGGAAGCGGATAAAAACTAGAATAATGAACTATGAGCAAGATATTTCTTGGCATTATTGTAATTCTGGTCGCAATGACTGGTTTTCTTTATTTTCAAAATCAAAAACTTAGTTCATTGAATCAAGCCTTTGACCTCAGAGATCAAGAGCAAAGAGCTACAATTGAAACCTTGCAATCTGATTTCCAGATGCAAACACAAGGGCTTTTAAACTTACAAGCCAAAAACCAAGAAATAGAAGCTGAAATGAGTAGATATCTTGATATCTTTAAAAGACACAATCTCAGCAAACTTGCAGCAGCAAAACCTAATCTTATAGAAACCAGAGTAAACAATGGAACAAAAGAAGTATTTGAAAGCATTGAGCAAGACAGTAGGAATATTGATAGTCTTGATGATGGCTTACAGTTGCAGTCTAATCCCTAAACAAGTAGATGTAATATCAAAGCCAGTTGAAAGGCAGATTGCTCAACCTATCTTACCAAGAGAGTTGAAATTGAATGCTCCTTATTGGTATGTTGTTTCGGATAAAAACATGGATAGCTTTCTAGAAACTGTTGAGCGAGAAGAAGGCAGAGTTGTATTTGTTGCGATGTCTATACCAGATTACGAAGTTATGGCTTACAATATGCAGGAGCTGAAAAGATACATAAAAGAACTCAAAGAGGTCGTTGTGTACTATAGAATGGTAACAAGCAGTAATAAAAATGAGCAATAAACCATATTATTACAACTGTACTTTAGACAGAGTTATTGATGGCGACACCATTGATGTAAATATTGATTTAGGTTTTGATGTCATTTTATCAAAGCAAAGAGTTAGATTGGCAGGCATTGATACACCAGAAAGCAGGACAAGAAATTTAGCAGAAAAGGCTCTTGGTCTAAAAGCAAAAGATAGATTGATAGAATTATGCGGAGAAAAATTACAATTATTATCATTAGGGAGCGGTAAATATGGCAGGATTTTGGGAATCCCTCACACAGAAGAAGGAGAAGATATTTGCGAACTTCTCAAAAAAGAAGGGCACGCAGTTGAATACTGGGGCGGAACAAAAAAAGCAAAAGTGCAAGAAGATGGAACTTGGGGAGAATAATATGAAGATTTCTAAAGAGGGTATTGCTCTCATAAAAAAATTTGAAGGTTGCAAATTAGAAGCGTATCAAGATAGTGTCGGTGTTTGGACTATCGGCTATGGACATACAAAAGGTGTAGCTGAAGGTTTAAAGATTACACAAGAGGAAGCAGAAGCGATGCTTGAAACTGAGCTATTAGAGTATGAAGAATATGTAGAAACTTTGGTAAAAGTTGGTCTGTCACAATGTCAATTTGATGCTTTGGTTGCTTGGACTTATAACTTGGGTCCAACCAATCTAAAAAATTCTACGATGCTAACTGTCTTAAACCAAGCAAGGTACGAAGATGTTTCATCAGAAATGAAAAGATGGAATAAAGCAGGTGGAGAAGTTCTGCAAGGCTTAGTCCGAAGAAGAGAGGCAGAAGCTCTGTTATTTGAAGGCGAGGAGTGGTTTCATGTTTAGTGGCACTATCTAAGACACAGAATAGAAGATTAGGAGCATTACTTTCTGTAATGTTCGCAGAAGAACTGACTGAGGATGATTTGGTAGATGTTTTGAAAGATAATTTTGTTGAAGAAGATAAAGGTCATTTCAAGATTACTCAGAAAGGCTTAGATGAAAAAAATAGACTTTGTACTCTTGCGGGTCTAAACATCAAATACTCAAGCGAAGCAAAATAAAAAAAGAGCGGTATTTCTACCGCTCTTAAACTAGGAAAAAAATATGAAAAAATATTTTCGTGATAATTATATCACTAGATGAGGTCTTTTTCCTTCTAAAATTCTAACCTAGATTTTTGATATTTGACAGTAATTTGATTGTCTTTTTCAGTTACTATCTTTCCATTCATATAATAAGTATGAGAGCCTTTTTTATCCCAAAGCAACTGGTAAACCTCATTGCCTTGCTTTTCTTTTTTTAATAGCTCTCGCCTTGCTTGGACTAAGTGTCTATATTGAGTCATACTCCTAATCTCCCTTGTAATTCTTCATCCCTTCTAATTTGTATTTCTTCATGAAGTAAATCCATAATTAAAGAATGAATATTTTCTTTGCCCTCAAAATCCTTTAGCATCTCGTAAAGGT